TGTTGTATTGTAATTGAGTTTGCAGTATGACCTGTTGGCGCTACCTTTAAAGTATGTGAGCCAGAGGTATTGTTAAAAAATATATAATTATTTTCTACAGCGGGAATGAATACAATAATATCTCCTGTTAAAGCACCAGTAAATTCTATAACTTTATTAGCAGCTTCTGCCGAAGGATCAGCATCTCCTGTTGTTAAAGTTATGTTAGCGGAACCTGCTACAGATTTAGCAAGAAAGCCTCCACCGAATGTATCAATAGTATTAAGATTGTTATTTGTTCTAGTGCCCCAAGTGTTGGCGTTTGCGCCACTTGCCATGAGTTCTAGTTTTAATCTATCTGAATATGTACTCATTTTTTAATAAAAACCTTTTTTTGAATATATTGAAGTTATCACGCTGCGTCAACCTCTGTCCAAGTGTTGCTCGCTCCTGTAACAACATTTGCCCATGGTGTAGAGAAGGGATCTCCAGGAACTATAGATAAATCTAATCCTGTCACATTTACTGTGGCACCACCTGTAGCTGTTTCTGTGCCTGTTGCAAAGCTTAAAGCTACAGTTGAAACACTTACAACGACACCTGTTCCAACCTCAATAGTAGGTGTTCCTAATGCAGTATTCATGGCGACACTACTTAAAGTGCCTACCTTATCTGCTGAAACACTTACTGTTCCAAGTGCAGAAGTCATGGCCACCGAAGGAGAATCTACCTGTGTAAATATGTCGATAACAGGGGTTCCGATAGCAAAATCTAATTGATCAGAAGGAGCAATGACTCCTACGTTTCCTTCTCCTGCAATACCTGAAGCTCCTGATAGGGCTGCACCTATTGTTAAACTGTCTAATGTAACTAAGGAAGTACCTGTTTCGGTCGTATCGCCTAGAGCACTTGTCATCTCTAGCCCTGTTACGGAAACTATAACACCTGATCCTACTTCTACTGCAGGAGTTCCCAACGCAGTAGACATCGTAACGCTACTGACATTGTTTATGAATTCAATGTTGGCGTTCCATTCAAAAGAACCCCATTCTGCTCTTCCCCAACCTGCATCAACAGAACCTGAGGCAGTTTCAGTTCCTGTTGTAAATGCCATAGAAAGACTTGGCAGAACAACGCCTGTGCCTTCTCCTACAGTTACTCCAGATAATTGTGTTTCAAATGTAACGGGTGTTACAGAAACAACGTGTTCAGGTTCACCTATCGCCGTACCTGTGGCTGATGTTACTTGAAGTGAATCAAGTGTGACTACAACGTCACCAACAAAGGTTTCGGTGCCTAGTGTTGTAGTTGTCGATAACCCAGTAACAGATACTGTGACCGAACTTTGTTGGCCCCAAAAGCCTTGTCCCCACGTGCCCTCATTCCAAGAATCTGCCATGGCAATTCCTTTTTATATTAAGATAGTCTTAATATAGCACTTGAAGCATCATTAGTTGGGAATGCGATTGTAAATGTACCGTTTGTTGATGTTTTAACACTTCCGAAATCAAGAACACAAATAGCTGCATTCGTATTAGCTGCAGATCTATTATAGATCAAAGCTGCTTGAGCAGAAATTGTTGCTGATGTAAAACTTGCGTTTGCAAAATCAACAAATGCTGTTGAAGCTGTTGCACTAGTTGCTGTTAAGCCAATGGTTGGACTTGTTAAAGTTATACCACCTGCTGCGTATGTTCCTGATGCGCCTACTTCGTTTGTTGCGGAATAGGCTGTTGTGTTTCCGTTTAAAGTTACTGAATTAGTATACAGAGCGAGATTAATTGTATCATTATCAATATCGTGGTCCCCTGCTAACAGCTCCTTTTTAAAGGAAGCACAGACTGCTTGGTTTATTGCCATTTTTAACTACCTCCTGGGTCTACTGATTTTAAGGGGAGTCGTAATACTCCATCACTGTACTCATCCCTACGTTTACGTCCCATCTGCTCTTGTGCAAATAACTGCAGAGCTTGTTGGAACCTCTGGTCGTATAATTGCATATCTTGTGTATTTTTCAAGTATGAATATGCTTCGGCAACTGTGCCGTAAATTAAAACCTCTGGTGCGTTATTAGATAAAAATGTTGTAGTGGTCGTTGTGCCCGAACCATTGCCTAATCTTTGTGGAGTTTCGTCGTACCACATTTCTACTGTATAGGCCACATTAGGAGTAGGCGCCACAATCAAAGTTGTTGCGTCCCAGTTTCCCCAATACTTTGGCTTGCCTGTAAAATTTGTATCAGTTGTGGATCTTTCGGGAGAATATTCATCCATAAACGTAGCATCTCTTTGTTCAATCCAAGTTCTAGTTCCGTCAGTTTCTACTAATTGTAGTCCTCTAGCAAATCTAAATCCACCTTCGGGCCCGGATACATCTAAGAAAGCATTGTTGGCTTCAAAGGTTGTAGTAGCGTATCTTCTCTGATCATCACTATCAACTTCTCTTGCAATTTTATTTTCTACATTTGTGATAAAAACATTAATAACTGTGTTTGTTAAAACATCAGATGTTACTTCGGTATAATTTCTTACATTGTCTAAAAGTTCAGAATAATTCATGATATCACCACGGCCACTGTACCAACTGCTGACGATATTATCAAGTCATCTCTAATAGGTGCAGGTTGCATACCAACACTTTGAAAAGGAGTGCTATTTGGAAATCCAACAGGAACAACTATTGGTTCAATTCTATCTGGTCTAGGATTTTGTAAAGCCTCTGGATCGGGTCTTGAGTATGGAGGATCGAGTTGTGGATGTTTTGGTTCATAACACTCTGGGCAAACCATGAGTCCGTTCCATTCCTTTCTTATATCTAAATAAGGATATTGATAACCACATCTATCACAAATTGCTTGTGACTGTTTTCCAACTGCAAAAGCCATAATTAAGTCCTAAAAAAATTTTGAGGCACTAAATGCACTGAAGTTCTTTGACCATCTTCTGTTAATGCTCTTTGTAATTCGTCTTCATAATAAAGTTTCATTTCTTGAACTCTTCCGGGATTATGTTTTTGAGATAGATAAAAAGATAAACCAGAAACCATGCAAGGCAAAAATCTGTAAGGAGCGTCAGGAGTAGCTGTATATTTTCCTGCATCTTCAATCCTTGCAACATAATAATAATTAATTTGTGTGTCTGTCACATTAGGAGTTAGATATAAATTAATTTCAACGTTAGATAAATTTCTTCTGACATAATATTGAGAAGGTGTTCCTTGTGATGATTTATTTGGTATTGCTTGATACTCTGATCTTGAAATTTTAGTCATAGTAGTATCTGTACTGCCATTTCTAAAAACTGCTTCTAAGACATCACTTGTGTTTGCAGGTGCAGTATAAGTTGTTGTCCCTGCAGTTAAATTTTGAGTATGATTAGTAACTTTCCAAAGATGAACTCCTCTATTGCCCCATTCAGATAACAACAGATTTAAACTTCTTCTAGCTGATTTAATATCATAGCCTGTTCTGACTTGTCTACCAATCCTCTCGAAAGATTCTTCGATAATCTCGTCAATATCTAAATTAAAATCTGTTGTACCTGATGTAGCCATTATTTTTTCTTCATCATCATTCCGCCGCCACGCTTCTTCATGACTTGCTTCTTCTTGGCCATCATTCCGCCGCCAGCTTTTTTCTTAACTTGCTTCTTCTTGGCCATTCCTCCGCCTCTTTTTTTGATTACTTGCTTTTTTTTCATCATGACAATTACCTCTTCTTATTAAGTTTTTCATACGTACGTTGCCTTTCAGCTACCACTTCTTCATAGTAGTCTTTAGGCCATTTCTCATAATAGCCTATCTTATGTAGTTTGCAACTTGCATCATAGAGTTGTTTAAACTTTTGTATAAGCATCATGGAATATTCTAAATCTGAATGTTCTACAGGTTCCTCTGTGGGATCGCATAAAAACTCTTGTTCATTAGGGTCAGCAGGAGTTTCGGGGTGAAATCCCATAAAATATACATCTTTTCTGTTGTAGGTTTTATTGTAGAAATCTATCTTGTCTTGAAACTGTTCGGGAGAGTATTGTTCAAAAAAAGGGTCACAATAGATAATTATATCGTGTTGTTTTTTATTCCAAGATTTAATAACTGAAGTTAATTGTTTTTCGTATTTAGATTTGTCCATGCGAACTTCTATTCGTAGTTTATTATCTCTTCTCCATTTAGCGGCAAATGGACAGGCAGGGAAACCTATGTGTTTGTTAACTGGTTCTAAGACAGTCTTAGACCAATTAACTACATCAAGTTTTATTTTTTCTGCTTGTTTTTTTCTTGACAAATGTTCTTGCTCTTGAGGGTGTAGGCCCTGTATTTGATTTAGCTTGTTTTCTTCTAACGGCTCCTGCTTTTTGTCCTTTAGACATGGCCCTTGCTTTTGCTATTGGGACGCACTTGGGGTAGTTTTTTCTTTTTTCTCCGCCACTTCTACCACATTTAGGATAAGAACCATCAGATTTTTTATTGGCTATATCTACCCAATTTTCTTTTACCCAAGATCTAAGTCCTTTTTTTGCCATGTTGTTTCCTTATACTATTTTTACCGCTTTTGAATATAGAAGCCACTTTATTTTTACCCATAACTTTAGCTCTTTGTTCTCCTACAGTGAGGATTTGAATTTTGCGTGCGTAACTTTTGTTGACTTTTTTAACTTTCGAAACAGTTTTGCGTGCATCCGTTGGAGTAGCAAACTTAATACCGACAGTATCTTTTGGATTCTCATCTGTATAAAGTCTTCTACCAGACCCTTTTGGTTTTTTACCTGTTCCTACTTTGGGGTCTTTTGTTTTCATTACAGACGTTTAGTTACTTTTCTTCTGTTCTCCATGACGCCACCACAACCTTTTGCGATACCACCTTGCTTAAAACTAGAAACTTTTTTTCTTTCTTGTGATACTTGATTTATCATACCACCATCAGCTTTTTTATTTTTTTTACCACCTGGAGTAACTTTTCCAGAACATACTGCGCCTGCATACATATTAGCATAAGCGCTAGGGTAGACTTTAAATTTCCGCTTTGCGGCGGCTTTTCCTTTTGCGCATAGTTTTGCCATTTTTCTTTTTACTCCTCACTCCCGGTTTCGTTATTTGTTGTCTCATCTGAGCTCGGCTGATCGTCATGCACGCACCTCGGACACTCGCACATACATGGCGTTCCTAAACTGCAGTGACAAGAACATCCACATATCTGACATTGTTTCATTAATGAATTGTACCAATTTCAAAATCAGGTTCAAATACAATATCTGACTCCTCTTCCATTAAAATTCTTTGTAGTTCTTTATCAAGAACTCTTCCATCCACGACATCTTATCGTTTACAGATTGAATCTGTGTTTTAATCACTGCTATATCTTGTTGCATTTCTGCAACACTATCGGCTTTCTTTTCAACTGCATTTAAACGTTCTGACCACATACCCCATGTCATAGCTAATGTGGCTAATAATACCAAATATGGTAGAACTGATTTAACGTCTATCTTAAACGACATATACAATCCGCATCTGTTTTACAATCACACATTATTTACTCCTCATTTTGATTTAGCTGACATTCCACTTAAAGGGTTATTTAAAGCCTTATCTATCTTCAAGTCAAGACTTTCTTCTAGTAATTTCATTTCATTAAGAAGCTCTCTATTATCTTCTTTTTGCCTATCTTCCACGTCATTTACAATTTCAGTAATGTGTCGAATATCTCCAGATTGTTGGCGTAAATCAGCTTTCATATCTGAACGCATATCCCGTGCTACGTCACTGATTATAGTTATTTCTTGTAATATCATATCTATCTCTGACTTTAACACAGCCATACCCTCATCATACTGAGAGAGGTCCGGCTCGGTATACAGAGTTATCTTCTCACGCATATCAAGGTAATCCTGATAAAAAGTAAAACCCGTCCATGCAGCACCACCTAGTGCACCTAATAAGGTAAAGATAGCAAAGACCTTCCCCCCGGTAATCTTCATCCCGCTATACTCAATACTGGGCATCTATCATCTCCTGAATTGCATTATCTTGTGCCATGTTAAATAACATACCATACTGATCTTCTATTGTCTTGTTCAAATACTCAGTCACATTTGTATCTTGAAGATATGATTGACTATCAAAAAATGTTTTTGTATTGCCTAATATCTGCATAACAATTAAAGTTTTTGTTTGTGCAGCATCATCATATCTTGCTTTATCATCTATTTTTTTTACTATTTTGGTAGCAGCTTTTTCTTTCTTTGATACTTTAGGCTCCGATGCTTTCTCTTCTTCTACCTTTTCTTCTGGATCTTCTTCTTTTTGTGGTGTTTGCGTTTCTTCTGGTTCTG